TGCCGTTAGAGGCAGTCTGCAGCAGTTGACGGGCAGTGCCGTTCGCTAGCTTGCTAACCGCGATCTCAGCACTTGCACTGATGTCTGCGTTGGCAATCGTGCCATCCAGAATCATCGTGCTCGTAACAGTTCCCGTGTCACCAGTCGTTACAACATTGCCTGTTACATCCGGGAAAGTGATTGTGTGATCACTGGTTGGGTCGGTAACAGTAATTGTGGTTTCATAGTCATCACCAGTTGCACCTTCAAAGACAATGACAACGCCATCACCTAAGTTCAAATTACCCGTCAGCGTCCCACCAGCTAACGCCAGTTTGTTAGAATGAATCTCCTGCAATGCACTTTGCACATCAGTTGACGTAAACCCAGCTGGAACGGCGCTGATATTTGCCGCGGTCTGACCAGCAATGGCATTACTCACATCAACCAACTGGAACGTGGATCCCGCACCAAGCGAGATCAGCATGTCAGGTGGTGCTAGTGACACTGCAGGTGCAGCACCAGATCCCGTTCCACTCGTATCAACAACAACGTAGTAATTCAGGTTGACTGTCGCGGGCGTCGGAAGCGCACTACCTGCTGTAAAGCCAGCAGCAGAGCCAGCAGTCGTGACCGATGAAATTAGATTCGTGCTTGCATTGTATGTTCCAGCATTGACAAGATTGCCGCTGATAACTGTGATTGGGACGAAAGAAGTGCCCGTATAAACATAAAGGTCTTCATTTTTCTCGTCGTAAAAGAACTGACCTTTGAAATCGCCGTCGGGAAACGTAACGACGTTATCTGTAGCGTCTGCACCGCCAAATTTAGTAACCGATTCGTCAGCTAGCTTTGGTGCGGTAACTGCAGATGTAGAAAGCAAACTAGAGCCAAATGTGCCCGTAGTGATCTTCGATGCTGGCAGAACTGGAACATCATCCGCAACTAATGTCGCACCAGTCGTGACGTGCCCCTGTGCATCGATCGTAACCTTGGTAAACGTACCTGTTGTCGCTGTATTGCTGTGGTCAAGGTTCCCAGCCGCATCAACTGATAATCCAGTTCCAGGAATGATTGCACCTTTTGCAGCAGCAGTCGCAGCCGGTAAATCTGCTGCAGCCAGCACGCGACCGCCAGTAACAAGACCCTTTGCGTTATACGTAACGACATGATGCGTTGAACTAGCAGTTACGTCATTGTCAATTTCAATCGTGTTTGAATCCATGCGGAGACCTTCCGCATTAACAACCACACCACCTTTTGCACTTGTCGTGGCGACCGGCAGATCGCTTCCATCAATCGTTCGATATGCAAGCGCACCACCGGCACTTGTAGGCCCAGCGAGAAATTGATTAGCGGCAGAAGAGTCGTTGACACTTGCAGAAATCGCAACGCTGTCACCAGTGGTAGTAGCAACAATGTCAACAACACCAACTGTACTACCAGTGATGGTATTGATTGAACCAGCGGCTAGCAGGCTGGCCCATGCACTTCCGTTCCAAACGTACAGCTTATTGTCGTCAGTATCTAAAGCAAGCTGCCCCGTAAATGCTCCAGAGGCCGGTAGCGTTGTAACTAGGTCAACTGTTGATTCGTCTGCAAGTTTTGCGGCTGTAACACCGTTGTCAGCAATTTTTGCCGCAGTAACCGCCAAATCAGAAATATCTGCTGTAGCAATATCACCAGCAGAAAAAAGAATCTTTGCACCAGGAATCGTGTCATCACTGATTAGTGTGACGCCGTTAGCGATCAAATCGCTGATCGTTAGTTTCTTTGTTTCGCTAGCACTGGTGTCAACAGTAGCCAGCAGGTCGTTACTAGCAAGGTCCGCCCCAGCAAGAGCTTCTAGCTCACTTATTTTTAGGTCAGCCATGATTTGAAGCTCCTAAGCTATGTTGCGCTAGGATTGTCTTGGCCTAGCTTAGCAAGCGGTTACTAGCTTGTGCCAGAACCGACAATGCCAATCTCCTGAGAGCTATCATCTTCAAGAAGTTTGCCGCCATCTTCTTGCGTCAAAGCAAACGGCACTTCAAGATCAACTTTTAGCTCAACCGGACCTGTAGTAATAAAATCTGCCGTAATCTGAACTGCGTCGCTGGGGGAAAACTGCACAGCAGCAGCAGTAATTATACCTTCAACCTTGTAATAAAGCTGGTCATTGTTTCTTATAGCAACACCACTTGGATTATAGTTGCTGTCTTTAATATACAAACGTGCGGCAAAATTACTGCCAACTTTTGTCCGTAGAATTAGTTGCAATAAATAATTTGGAAGCTCACTGCTGTCATCCCCAGCGTATTCCCAAAACGCACTGAAACGACCCGACCCAGAGATCAAAGAGCTGATTCGTTGCCGGAAGTTATCTGACAACACAGTTGTGTCTACACTTTCGCGCTCAGTGTTAATTTCATAACTGCTGACCTGCGCCAACAGGCGGCGTTTGTTTTCAATGGTCACTTGAACATTGAGATTGCTGCCTGTGCTTAACGCCGTAGCATTTGCTGTGCCGCCATTCACTGCATTTGCAAAGCTGTTGTAAAGTCTTATGCCACCGACCTCGTCAACATTTATGTATTTAGTAACACTTGAATCTGTGTAACTACTAATAAAATCTAACGCATTGCCGTCAATTTCTTTAATTGTTATTCTGTCTCCTGTTATCAACTGGCCTTGGTCAAAATCAAAGCTAAATCGTTTTTCGGCTGTGTTTACGTCGTTGCCATTGATCTTGCCAACAAGCCTGCCGTCAAGCTTACGCTTGAGCTCAACCTTCCCAAACGTGCCAAGATAAACGCTCATTAGATGTTGACGAACTGTGGTGCTCCATGAGACTGGAACGTAATATCAGCAGCCAAAACCTCACCAACTGCCATTGTCATTGTAATGTTCGTTATAATTACACGCATTTCAATATAAAGTCCGTCATCCGTTCCATCATCAATTTTCAACCTTAAACTAGATCGATTCGTGCCATCAGGGCCTTGTGCAAGCGTAGCGCCTTGATAAAAGTCTCCGCCTACTTCCCTTGCCTTAATTACTTTATTGATAAATGTACTAGCATTGTTGCTGCCTTTTATGCCTGGCGTTTCTTGATAATAAAGCACACGACAACTGCCAGTGGTTGTGCGACCATCGGCAATAAAGCGATCATCAGTTTCTGCAAGCGTCTTGATGCTCAACAAAGATACAGATGAACTGACTGACCAGTTCTGTACTTGAGCAATCGTGTTGCCATCAAGCAATAGGCTTCCATGTCTTCCGGTGTAGTAAGACATCAGAGCACACCAATCAGGTTCACTGTAACACTGCTGACTCCAGGACGCACCTGCACAACCTGTGGCGGGCTCTCGTATCTGTATTTGTTGTCTGAAGCTTTTGGCCCTAAGGCGCTTGGAGTACCTTCCCAGCCACCACGCGCAAAATCGCTGTCGCCAATGCTAAAGGTCTGAAAGGTGCCTTGAACCTCGTCGTAATGATCTAAGAATTGCTCTGCGTCAGCATCAAAGATATTTGCATATGTCAGCGACAGCTTCATATTCGTGCGATTGCTGCCGTACAGAATCCGTGTCTCAGCACCATTCTGCGCCTTAAACGTCTTGACTGGATAGTCTCCAGATTCAAACGTTCGTGCAGTAGGAACAAGATTGGGGAAAGGCATTAGAAGATTCGGAAACTATCAGACGTTACTAAGGATGCTAGCTCGCTCCTGTCGTCATCATCGCAGGGATGCTCTGATGCCACAATATCAACTGTTCCTTGATCTGAGAAGGTCAGTTGTTCAACAACATAGATGTTTCTAGAAACAGTATCGTTTCTAAGAGTAAACACGGAATCATGAAACAAAGGGTCTCCCACTCGTCCATTGCTGACGGTCATTAAGCCATCCTCGACATCATTGGATCCAGTGTGGAAATATGAAACCTGATATTGCCCATCCGCCAAGTCCTCTACGCTAGTAATAACTCCAGAGCTGCTAATCGTTCCATTGTTAGCTGGGTTATATGGGCTAGCTTCTGTCACAACTTTGATATAAGACCCTGCAACGATATTTAAGCCTTCAAGTGTTGTTGAAAAGTTAATGGTGTGAGTAACAAGTTTCCTCAAGGCAATAAAGTATTTAGCGACCTTCACGGCATGATCCTCGGATGTGCAAAATTGCGTCAAATCAAATTGCTCTTGAGGTAGTAAGTCAACAGTTCTGTCGTCCGAAATTTCTCCTTTAAGAACAACCTCAACTGAACGCTCTTCAGGCAGCTTGTTAGGCTGTTCGTGTCTGTATCGAACAATAGCCTTGAACTGACGGCGCTCCTCAGATCTTAAATACTCAACCTTGAAGGTATCCTCTAAAATGTTGCCTGATGTAAATAGCTGCTCAACCTGCACTGGCCCAAGGTTAATTAAACCGCTCTTAGGGTTGTAAGGGATAGCAGGCTTCAATGCAAACTTACCGTCAGATACGATAAAATTGCACAAAAAGTTTGGCGCTAGATCCGTGATAAATTGCCTTAAATTTGTTCTGTCCGTTATTGGACCATTAAAGTAAAGCTTCTGTCTTTTGATAAACCGCGTGGTTTCAATCATTTGATCTAAGTCAACCAGCGGGGCATCATTGGCTTTCATGCCAAGCAATCCGCCCGCTCCAGCAATTTGGTCCGTCAGTAAATAAAAGACTAAATCAGTAAACAGATTACTAGAACCAATTTCTTTTGAATCGCCATAGCACTGTTCACGATCTGGATGCAATCGTTTAACTCTGGTGCCCCTACCGATCCAGCAACGTAATTGATCTAGTTGTGTAAAATTACGTGATGCCCGCAAAGATAATCCAGCCTGCGTTAAATTGAAAAAATTAGGAACTGTTTCGTTTTCAAGTATTTCGTTGACATATACAATTTCATGCTCGGGTGCACTACTGTTTGACTTTTCAACAAGTTCTCTATAAAGACTTAAGTCAGAAAGCTGGGAAGTTGTCACAAACCCTTCTGCACCTCGCTCTACGGTTGCTGTTTTTACTACATTTACAGACCCTATTCTATATCTAAAGCCAACTTTGCCGTATTTGTTATGGAATGGATTGTTTTCTGCACTTGGAGTCACAAGATGATCAAAAGTATCTCCAGCCTCCCAGTTGTTCGTAGTATCCGAATCCTGAACAACAGTCATTGTTGGGCGAGTCCATCCCTTGCGCTGACCGGAGAAATTTTCGTTAAGCTGTTGTACTTTAGATTGAAATTGAATTTTTATAGATTTTGCTCCTTTAGTGAAGGTTACTACTTTTGGATTTGAAACACTTTCAACATTAAGGTTCTCAGCGTTACCGAAAAGCTCGTAGAGATAACCTTGTGTGCGACCACCTAAAACTTCAACGTCGCTGACGTTTGTGATTTGCACATCACGGCCCGAGAAAAGTAGATTTCCTCCTGGGGCAGTCGTTCCACCTGGATTGTTTTGCTTGAATGGATTGGTGTTTGGGTAAGGATTTGGATCGCCTCCGTAAACATTTGTTCCACCTTCTCCACGCTTAATCGTCACCACATCCCCTACAGCAAAACCACGCGAACTGCCAACCACATTTGCCGTGTGTGGCACCCAAGCATGTTGAGCATTGTTCTGACTGCGCGCATAACTGCTTGTGCTTAATTCTATTTTTCTAAAAGTCCAATCAATAACAATCCATTTGTTATTGTCAAAAAATTCTCGCGTCCTGATTGTAGGCGTAGTTCCTCCTACAGGCGTTTGAAAATACAGGCCATTGTCAGCGCTACCTGCTATCGCATGTGAAAACGCTCCATTCTTGCCAGGAGCAGATTTGTCGTCATCAGTGTCAAGGCTGCCGATATTCCGAATGCGTTGTATCGCCTCCACTTGCGTTCCAGATTCAGGGCCAGGAAGTTCCTGTCCTCTTTCAATAGAAGTTGGCTTGTTTATTGTGGTAGTCCCAAGAATTATTTGCTCACCCCTAAAAAACTCTTTATTGCTGGTTATTAATAATTTTGGCACTTTTTTGCCCTTGTATGCAACTTTCATTTCTCCAAGGCCAGGCAACCGTACATTCTCTGTTCTTAAAGAATCTTCGCCGTCGTACTCGTTGTTTAATTCACAGAATTCAAAATCCTCGGCAAAAAGCCTCAGCTCTGATCCCGGCACT